TCTTCAACAAAAGCAAACACTTCATAGGGTATGTTCATTTTCTTGCAGAACAATACCAAATTGATTAATTGTTTCATTGTGTTACCGATGTGGTCAATCATAGAACCAGACCAATCGAGGAACATAACAAGTCCGTGTGATTTACCACCAGGAACAACCGAGATTTTCTTAAAGATATCTTCACTGAAACCATAAGAGTAAATCTTATTCATATTCAACTCACCAGTTTTGGCAGTTGTTGTGCGTTTCAACTGGTCAGCATTCTTACGCATTTCAAATTCTTTAACAAGGTAGGAAACTACTTTGTTACTTTCATTTCGAATTTTAAGGAATGTTTCTGTTGAAGAACTGAAGTTTTCTTCTTTGTATCTTTTCCAAATATATTTGTGGTCAACAACATCTTTTGGATTAAAATATGGAATATTTGCGTATATAATATTACTCAAACTATTGTCAAAAAGTTGCTTTTCGTTTTCTTTATAGGCAGCATCAGTAAAAGAACGAATCTGGTCTTCCAGGCTTACTTTCTTATCTTCTTCTACAGAATCAAATTCATCACCATCAGATTGTTTGTTAGATTCAACCTCTTGTTCTTCTACATCTTCACCATCTTCAAAAGTTTGTTCTTTTGAATTGCCTTGGTCATCAAAATCAACTTCTTCATATTCTGATTCGTCTTCATCTTCACCATCATCATTGTTTTCAGCTTTAGCTTTAGCACGCTTTTGTTCTTCTTCTTCTAATCTGCGTTTCATGTATTTGATAATTTTCTTCGATACATCAATAACATCATCATAGGTTTCGGTGGTTTCAACTTCATTAAGCAAACCACGTTCTTCATCATTGAATTCAATACGTAATGCTGCGCCGCCTTTGCAGTGCAGGTTAATGCGGTCAAGAAAATTCATCTTGTTGATATCTGTTCCTTTGATACCAAAGAAATCTCTACTCATAAGCTCACCATAAGCTTTGACGAATGAATTTTTAAGGCCTGGATATTTGTATTTGATTTTGCGTTCAATACGGGAATCTTCAACCACATTAGATACATCTCTGATAACCTTTTCATCTCTTGCTTTCAACATACCATCCATAGGCGTATAGAGAGCATGGCCAACTTCATGTCCTGTAAAAAGGTCATAAAGAGCACTAGAGATATTTTTATCCAGTACCGGAAGTGTCAAAATCCGATTCTTAACGTCAAAAGATGCTGTTGGTACCGGACGTTGTTCAACAACAAGGTTCTCGGTTGCCATCAATTTGGCTAAAAGTGATTTTGATTCAAGTAATTCCATTATTTTTTCTCAGTCATAATAATAACATTGCCTCTTGGAGTTTCTTCGACTCTCATACTTAACACAGTGCCTTCTTTCCAGCCTGTTTCAGCAAGCAATTCATCAGGAAATTGTAAGATTGCATCGCCGGTGCCGTCATTCGCTTCTTGCAAATCAATAATATATCTCTTACTCATAATATTCCTTCATTTTCCTGTACCAATCTTGGTCATCTTCATGTCCTGATAGTACTGCCCACTTACGGACAACTTCATCTAGCAATTTCCAGTCAATAGGTTCTTGCGGTTCTTGTTTTAGCTCAGTGTTTTGCGACATTTTAGTCTCCTACAACAGCAATTTGCGACAAAATTGTCTTTTTCTCATCTTTACGACTGTATTTTACGACATTCTTATGTGCTTGTACAGGCTTGATTGGTGTACGACACACAGGACGTTGTAATTTTACAACAAAACTCATTTTCTTACTCATTTTAGCGCCTCATTTTTGAAATTTCTACAGCTTCCTGACTGTTAAACACAGGAACAGCGTTTGATTTGTGCATTGTTGCTATTCCCATCACTTTTGTGCCAGTGTAAACCTTCGGTGCTGCTTTAGTAGCGACACCGTTACCTGTATTTAATGACGGATAATGCACAGTTTCACGACCGGCAGGTGCCGACATTTTATATGTTAGTTGATTGCTTGTGGATTTGATGGGTTTCGATGTTTGGTGTGATTTCAACCACGCATCGTATTGTTCACGCACAGCTTTTGGTCCTAGTTTTTTCTTGGACTTTGCGATTCGAACATATATCATCATAAAAATCTCCTAAACAATGGTTGTATTATACACCATCCATCAAAGAGTGTCAATAGTAGTGTTGTTAATTTACAACATCAGTAATTAATTTTTTGGGATTTGTTATATCTTTGATTGGATTCAAAAGACTCATACTCATCGTAGTACTTTTGTTTTCGTTGTTGCTTCTGACGTTTTTTGTTTCTGTTTTCCTCTTGGAAATACTTCTCATCATCATAGTCTCGCTGGTTGCGAAACTTTCCAGAAAATTTAGACACTTTAATTAAACTCCTTGATTAATAATTTCAAATGTTGTGAATGTGATGCCACGAATACGAGCTTCTGGCATATCCTCTACGTTTGTTTCTGAAACATAGATTATATTGGATGCGGGATAACATAGTTTTATAAGTTTTAGTAAATTACAGCAGGTTCCATCAAAATCATTAAAAGCAAACACCTCATCAACATAAGAAATACTTTCTACAAATTCTTTTCTTTGTTCGAATGTACTTTTGGTCCTATTTCGACATAACTCCATATAGGAGTCAGAATGAACTCCTACAACAAGCCAATCACATTTAGATTTGCATGTTTTTAATAATTTAAAATCATTATAAGTTATGTAATCGAATTCACCTGATAAGACAATGATGTTTTCTTTTTTCGTCATGGCAACATGTCTGGAAATGCCTCTTTTACAAATTTATAGTCTAACCCTTTTACTCCCAAATCTTTTTGGAAGATACCCAATATAACTTCTGCTTCCCGTGGTTCAATTGATTCTAACATTTGAATTAGTAATTCATTTCTACGGTGTTCATTTAATTTCTCTGCGGTTGGATCACCAACTCTGAACATATACATTCTACGTATTTGTCCATTAATATTATCATGTGTAATACCAGGTAACATATCTGTTGGTATACGATAATTTTCTGGCAGTTCTTTAATTTTCCATTGAATGTCTGGATGATAAGCCAATTTCAATACATCAACCAATGACTGTGAAAGATTTTTAGAAATTACATCCATTCTTTCTTTTTTATTCTTAGCCAGTTCAAATTCATCAAAAACTTCATATAGCGATTTCATTAAAATTCCCCAATAACATCTATTAAACTTTTCAGTTTGTTTGTAATTAAATAATCCAGTATCTTACCTTTAGGTGCTGGTTTGGTTTCTTCATAAGTATTTATAATTTTAGTCTGTATATCACCTGGTATATTTCTTAGGTCAATCAACGTCTGGTTACGTGAAAAACCGATACGTGCATTTTCATCATCATATTCACTATAGTCTTGACCCATGAATTTTGTAAGTTTGGATTCTGTCATAACCTTCTGACGAATCTCACGCACAAATGTGTCACTCGGTGAAATAATATTTGGAATGCCATCACCTTTATCACCATGAATGATTTTTTCTTTCAATTCATCAAGTGGATTCTTAGAAATGAGAAATTTCTTCTGTGCAGGATTATATTGTTTAACGGTATACTCACTTCGGCCGTTATACATCTGTAATTGCAAGAAATCACCATCACTTGAAATGATTAGGATGTTTTCATGCATGATATGTCGTGGTACAAGTGTACCGATGATATCATCAGCCTCTGCACCCTCAACATCAATGACTTTGTAAGGGAAATTATCTCTGAGCTCTTGCTTAAACTTGGAAAGCATATCAAAGATTAAATGCCAGTCGAGTTCAGACTTCTCTCTGGTTTTTTTACGGCCGGCTTTGTAGAAAGGAAAGAATTCCTTGCGCCAGTATTTACGGTTGTCAGCACACAGTACAACTTCACCATATTCTTCTCGGAAGTTCTTTAGGTGAGTCCTGAGTATATTCAGGACCATGTGTCTGATAAGGCCTTCTTCTAATTTAACACCTTTTTGACTGGCAATTTGTGCCATAAGTCCGGCTAACAATACCTGGTTAAGGTCAACAAGAATCATAATGTACTTTCAGTTTAGATATCCATATTTTACATCATTGACTTGAATTTGTCAATAGCATCATCTAAAAAATTGTGGGAGGTTGTGGTTTTCTTTGCAATTAAACCATACCAACCTTGGGGAATCAGTCCGGATATGTATTCCCTAGGATCGGCAAATATGGCATCAAAGATATCAAGGTCCTCGACTTGGCCATTTTCTTCGTTGCATTTAAACAACAAAATGTGCCACCAATCGCCAATTATGTTTCCTTTTATTGGTTGTCCTGGATTTTTATATTTGTTAGTCATAATGTTGATACTATCTTCTTCTTCCATTGGCAAGAAAAATAAAGCATCAAATTCCCCACCAACCTCCTTCAAATAATCTAACATTGTAATCCTTTAATGTGTGATTTTCTTACTCTTACCATAATCCAAGAATTGTAATAATCATCTGTCTCCAGAGCACCATTTACAAACTGTTCTTTTGCTTCAAGATAACCACACTCACCTTTGCTTTTACATAGATGTATAATTTCTCGGCTAAACGAATCTAGTCCGTGTATTATAACATCTTTTTTCAATTCCTCGTTACTACCGTAATAAGTTTGCCAGTCAGAGGAAACTTTGAATCGTTTCTTCTTACCTTTCACTTGCCTAGTCTTTGAGGAATAGAAAAACTTCTTACCAATGTATTTTTTATTTGTTACATTGTTGGTTATAAGATACACAAAGCCATAATCGTCACCAATCAATTCTTCTGTAAATTCTTTGTCTTTATATGTCCAGTTCAGTCCCATTTTTCATTATCATTGAGTTCATCATCCTCTATATATTCGTCTTCGGATAATGAATCAATCGTTTCGCCACAAAACGGGCAAAACTCAGGTAATTCTTCTGATACTAGTTCTTCCATAAAAATTACATCGTAACTGGATTCGCAGTTACTACACTCCGCTGTTATTGTTCTTGTTGTCATATGTTTCCTTTAGTTTGCCCACACATCGCCCCAATCTCCGGACAATGCACCTTTAGCATAATCAGTTGCACGGTTCTCAAAGAAGTTTGTGTG